AGAAATAAAACAAAGGTTAAATGAAGAAATGCAAGAAAGTGAATGTAAATGTTTTACTGGTAGAATATCTAGGTTGGTCAATTGCTTATCTGGTTATTCAGATAAAGTCAAAATACAAATTTCTGAAGGTGAAGAAATTGGTAATATAATAAGTGTTATAATGGAAAAGCGAGAAATAAAAACTACTGAAACACTGAAAGAAGAAGTAAGGGTTGCGTTAAAAGAAAGAGGATATGAAGAAACCAAAATAAATGAATGGGTAGAATATGTTGAATAAATAAAAATGCTTTTAATAATATTTAGTTGTGTATTGGGTTTATATTTTTTTAATGTTTTTCTTCTATTTGAAGGTTTCTTAATATATTTTTCGGTTCTAGTACAACAGACGGGTATAATAAAGAAGCGGTATTAGAATTAATAAAAAACAACAGTTGTTATATAGGACAACTGATGTCACATATAAAAGGTTTAATATACTTGTAACAAACAATCTATTTAGAAGTTTATTATATATATTATATACAATGCTTAGATCTATAGTAAATTGTTCTAAAAAAATTACAAGTGGTTTTAAATTAAAGATACATAATCGGTCTCTTTATAATGGTATATTATATACTAAAAATCATGAAACTATACAATTTATAAATGAAAATGAAATTAAAATTGGTATTAGTGATTATGCAAAAGAAACATTAACGGAAATAGTATATACTGATATGTATGATATAGATACTGAATATGAGAAGGATGATACAATTTGTATATTGGAAAGTATAAAAGCAGTTGCGGAAGTACATACACCATTCGATGGAACTATTATTAATCATAATCAAGACTTATTAGATGAGATTGAAAAAATAAACAAATTAGATGAAAAAAACTCATGGTTAATAAAGTATAAACTATTAAATGATATAAATATTAAAGATTTCGAATTATTTGAACATAAAACATATTTAGAGTTTTTGAAATCGATTTAATAAAAAATTGAAAATAATTACTGTTATAGTTATTATTTTTAATATACAATGGCACTTCGACTAGGACGGTATATAACACATAGGAGTATTCCTCTAAAGAAAAGCACAACGACGACATATTCATTACTTGTTCAAAAGTTTGATATGAATAAAGAAGATGACTGGTTAACTGTTCAATCACTTCGTTATGCATATCCTAATTTAGTGAAATATGATGAAAAATCACAAAGACTAAAATTAGACTACGAACACGTTCAGGATTGTACTGACACCGTTCCTAATAAAAATTTATGTAAAAGTAGAAAATATCATAATATAATATACAACTAATATAAAGGTGATAAAGCAACATTTTATGAGTGTTAATAAAAATTGATTTAATAATAAACTATTCATATAATCATTTATTTTTATAGTAATGTTAGCCAAATATATTACACTTAATAATAAGAAACGCGAGTATAAAAATATGAATGATATAAAGAATAAGAAAAACATAAAAGAGATATATTTTAATTTTATGGATTTAGAATATTTATCTAATGATATTTTTTGTAATCATACTTTATTACAAAAAATAAATTTATCATATAATAATATAAATAAATTATCAGAGGATATATTCAAATATAATATAAATTTACACGAAATCAATTTATCTCATAATAATATTGATGAATTATCTGCTGATATATTTAAATATAATGTGAATTTAGTGACTATTAATATGAATAATAATAATATAACATGTATACCTGATTATATTTTTAATTATAATAAAAAATTAGTTGAAATTGGATTAGGTTTTAATCAAATAACATCTTTATCAAATGATGTATTTTCAAATAACCCAGAGTTATTTAAATTAGTATTATGTAGAAATCTATTAACTACATTACCCTATGATATATTTAAGAATAATCCTGATTTAATTATATTATATTTACACATAAATAGATTGGAATATTTACCTGTCGATATATTTATTAATAATAGTCAATTATCCGAATTAGATATATCATCTAATTTAAAACTTACAATTAACGAAAATATTTTTGATAAAAACAACATGATGTGTTCTCTCGAATTATATGATACTAATATTGACCCAGTTCCTAATAAAATTTTATGTAAAGATATTTTAAAATACCATGGTATAAAAATACAAAAATAAAAATTGAAAAAAATATTCCTATATTATAATTAAATTAATATATTATAATATGTCATTTATGGAAACTTTATTAATAGATAAATTTGAAGTTCCGTGTCAAACCGACCCCGAATATAAAATTTCTTCAAATCAATGTTCTTGGTGTGCTGTTTTATTTGGAATTAATTATAAAGAATTATTAAAAGCTTATTTAAATGATAAAGCAGAATTTATTAAATTATATAAAAAATATCTTAATGATTCTACATTAATGAGAAAAGAATATGGTCAACCATTATATGGAGAAAATATAGATAATAAAATTCTTAAAGAAAAAACAGAATTAACTAATAGAATATTTAAAGAAGCTAATTTTGAATTAAATCCAAAAAAATCCCAAGAATTTCTAAAACTTCTTCCAGATGATTTAAAAAATGAATTTTATACAAAAAAATATATTAATATAAATGATTTTTCATTTTTATTAAGTTATAAATTTACTTTGATTTCTAGACATGGTCAATCATTTGTAATTATTCCATATGGTAATCATTTTTTAGTTTTAGATTCACATGCACATCATATTGGATTAATGACATATGATAACACTGTTAAATATATTAAATACCAAAATTCAGAAAATTTAATTGATGGATATTTATTTATTACAATTTTATGTTGTGCTTGAATGTTCTATAATATCGTCTATTAATCCAAACATAATATGATTAGTACTAACATATAGTTTTTCTTCACCCAAATAATAATCATATCCTTTAATTATACTTTTAAATCCATATTTAATATATAAATTTATCAAACCTGTTCCACCGGCTGCTTCTAAAATTACATATTCAACTCCTTGTTTTTTTAGGATTTTCATTATGGTATTTAAATTTTTTTTACCACTGCCTTTATAAGGTTCAAAACCTTCAGATGTTATATTCTTTGGTATTTTATCTGGTTGAAATATTTCATCAAAGTCGGTTTCTTTTACGAATGTTCCATCATTTTGTGCTTCTTTGTAGTCCTTCTTTATATTAAAAAATCCCTCTATTTCTACAATGTTTGGATTTTTTTCTCCAATATACTTAAGTAATTTTTCTTTTGTAATTGCAGTTATGTTTATTTTGTCTCTATTTTTTAAAATTATAGTCGCAACCTCATTGAAATCTATAACATTAATGTTATCAACTATTGTTATAGTGTTCAAAGCACGTTCTTTGTCACTAATATATTGGTCTCTTGTATTATCTTTAAATTCTGGAACTGTAGTGGTATATTGATAACTAGTCCTTCCTAAACCTACTTGCTTTTTTAAATTGAGATATTGTAATTTATATTTTAAATATTTTTTTTTATAATCCATTAGTTTATATATTAAGTATATATTTTTAAAATACAAAAATAAAAATTGATTTGGGGAAAGAAAAAAACTCTTTTTTTCTTTTCTTTCCAAAGCAATCTCGATTGCACTTATTAACCATTATTATATTATTACAATCTTGATTGTAATAATATAAATGTGTTAATAAAAATTGATTTAATAATAGACTATTTATAATTAATAGTAGTATATAATGTCGAATCGTCAATTATTTACTATACAATCATTTAAAAACTATATTTATAACAGATGTAAAACACATTGTAGAAACACAAATGAAAGTGCAACATTTGTTGATTATTTAATTAATCATAGAGAAGACTGGGATTGTTTTTTATGTAAAACAAATTTGATTGAGATATTATATCAGAATAATATATATATGAATAATAATACAATAGTAGATCATTATCATATATATGATGAAGGAAAAGGACCTATACGCGCACTCTTGTGTAAGAGCTGTAATATAAAAGAAGGTAAAATATACGCTGATATTAAATTAGGTATATCATATGTTCAATTATTAAATAAATACGAAATTAAATATGGTAAACAATTTTTAAATAATATTGAATTGTATTACAATGAACGGGGTGGTATGTGGCCCATGGATACATCAGAAGATTAAAAAAGATATAAAATATTAAAATTTTTTTATGTATATTTATATATATATGGACGATAGCGCCAGTAGTATCATACCACAAAGTAGTGGGGTTGTAAAAAAAATAAAAGACATACTTGGCAGTAAAACAGGTATGACTGTTTCTGTTAGTGTAGTAATTGTTGTTTTAATCATAGCTATAATTATGTTTATTATTTCCAATCAAAATGCCGAACACGTAGATACATATAATGCAGATGCATCCGACGATGTTAAATCTCAGCGAACTAAAACAAGAGGTTCATTGATTTCTGTTTATTTAACATTTTTAGTTATTTTTCAAGCTTTATTAAAAAGCTATGGTGCAGAAGAAACACCTTTATTATTATATTTTGGATTTATTACTGCGGCAGTAATAGGTTATATGGGTGACCAAGGTTATGGTACCGATGAAGGGTATAGTATCTTAAAAAATAAAAATGGTGGGATGGCAGCATGTCTTAAATATTGTCTAGGTTCATTAATGCAACCACAATTTATGAGATATATTTTAACTGTATTACTTGATATGTTTATTAGTGCACCATTATTAAAAATTACTGAATATATTCCGACAGTTGGAAAATTAGTTAAGGCATTAGAAGGAGGTTCAGGATTAACCCAAGTATTTGCAAAAAATTTTGACAATATTTTACAATCTTTTGTTGGTTTCATTACATTTTTAGCTTATACAAATGATACACGATTTAGCTGGGCTTATGCAGGTGAATTATTAGACAGTAATCAATTATTATCAACAGGGACTATCAAATTAGCCGTTGCTATTGCTGGATTAGTATTTTTGATTGCAACATCACCTGCAATATTTACAAATACTGAAGGTCATGGTTCACCTTTAGCTGATTTACTTACAAATAAATGGATATATGTAATAATTGCTCTCTCACTTATGACTTTTGGTTCTGGTATGGGTTCTACATTTATGGATCCTAAAGCATCATCTAAAAAATATACCAAAAGTGCGGATGACGAAGGTGTATTAAAAACAACAGTATATGAAAGACAAGAATGTTCATGTGAAGGAACAGACCAAGCAGATTGTTATAATAATAAATATAGCACAATGGATAATTGGCAAACAGGTCTTTTAATATTTGGCGGTATCTGTGGATTAGGTGTTATATTACCAGTATATCAAAATGGGGCTAATAAGACTAGTAAAACAGTTATTATATCTGCAGTTGTAATGGCAATACTTGTTGGATTATATATTACATGTTCTCAAGGTGCTGAATCTAATGAAAAAATACAACAAGAAGATAATGATTATGTAAATGAATGTAATTAAATAAAAATATATAAATTTAAATAAAAATGTATAAATTTAAATCTATATATATATATATATGGGTAAGAACGAGTATCATTATTATACTACTGGTTTGATTGTTCCATTATTTGCTTGTTTATCTGGTCATATTATATATAAAATGATTTTTCCAGAAAAAGAACATTATAAAAAACCATTTCGGGCATTATTTGTTGGTACAATCGTCGGTATATTATGTTATCTGTTGATATCTAATGTTAAATTTTTGGATGAAGGTATTAAAACTGTACAGGCTGCTGTTTTATGTGGTTTACTATCTGCCGAAGTTTTAGTATTTTCTGGTTCAGAAAGACCTTCAATGGCTGGAATTACTTTATGGTTATTTTTTTATTATCATTCTGTTGAACATTTAAAAGTTCTAGGTGAAGGTGGACATTAATTTAAAGTAATCCTGGTTACATTTATTAAAACAATATTTTATCGTTTTAATAAACAATTGTATCTGAAAAAGAAATGAGAAATTCCATTTATTATTTGTAGTTTTTATGGAAATATGTGACAACTGTTGTTTTAATATGCATTAAATATTTTTATCATTTAAACTTTGTTTTAATAATAAATATTTCATTTTGTATTTCAGGTATTTTTTTTTAGCTTCTGTCTCATCTATCGGCAGAATTTCGATTTTTGTAACTGGATTTCCTAATAATGTCGTGCCTTCAGTTCGAATAAAGTCTTGTATTTTGTTTAAATGTTGAACATTTATTTCATCTATATCGGCTTTATTTATTTTGTCTTTATTATTGGCTAACACTAGTTCATGGTCTTTACTTAATTGTTCATTTTTTCGTATTAAATCTGTTATTTGAGTAGCTTGGATGTTTAACATGTCTTGTAATTTATCAGATTTTAGTAAGTAATTATCAACATTTGTGTTTACTTGAGCTATATTTGTTTGATTAGCATTATTAAACTCATCTATATTATTATTTAGTTTATTAAGTTGGCTTTCAAAGTATGTATATTGACCTAATTTACTTACTTTCTGCCAATCAGCTGTATCTTTTATTTGATCTAATATAGTAGTTTGTATATTTTGTATATTTATTAAATCCTTTATATTTATAGTATGTGGTTTTCCAGTAGTATAATTTATAACTAGATTTTGATCTGTCATATATATTTATATAGATTTTTTATTATATAGTTAATAAAAATTGATTTGTATACTGTATTGATATTAGTGATAAATTAGTTAATGAGACTTTTTATTATATTAGTATTTTTAACATGTGCTAATGCTGATGTATATATCCACAATCCACGTGGAAATAATAATAGATGTGATAGGAGAACAAATGATAGGCGAAATGCTAATCGATTATTTGATAGTCAAAATAATGCTGCGGGTGGTTATGCTATTCCTTGTAATCGACCAGAAAGTGCTACTACACCAGAAGAAATAAACTGTTATCAAATGAATTATTATATGGATACAGTTATTCCTATTCGTTGGACATCACAGCATAATTGTGGCGAAAATAATGATTGTCAATTTATCTTACAGTATTCATGTGAAGGACAATTAGGTAATAGTGTTAGAGATGGTCATCCACAAAATAGTAATGGTGATACATGTACAACTATTATTCCCGAACAAATGGACGAAGATATAGTTAATCCAAATAAATATGGAAAGCATGAAGACTTTCCTTCTTATCAACGTTGTAAACAACGATATAGAAATAATAGGTTATTCACTGCAGATCAAAGATTACGAGGAAGGTCTGCTGTTTATACAAGACAGAATCCAAATGGAAATCGATATGGTTTTGAATGTCCCGAAGAACGAGATTATTATCCTTATTGGGCAGAATCAGAATGGCGCGATATAGCTGTTTTAACATCAGATACAAGTAGATGTGAGTATTATTACAATCATAGTAGATGTAATACAATTAAACATGATTGTGTTGGATTGAATTTACAAAATAATAATCTTGAATATCCACATGACAAAGATACATGTGAGAGTCAAGGTGGTCATTGGTTAACATATCAACCATTTGAATATTGTAATATGACATGTTTACAAGCACCACAAGCACCTATTAATAGGTTAGGTAGTGGTAGTTTTGATGATAAACATAATGGATTTTATTGGCGATTACCTACATTTGAAAACAATATGACTAATTGTGTATTGCGATTAAGATATAATATTTCTACAAAAGAAACACCGTGGGAATTTACTATTGATAACAACACACAATTAGAAAATAATCCGGTTATTAATACATCTACAAATATTCCTGTTAGACTTGCTATTAACACAGCTCAATATGGACGTGTATTTGAAGATAGAACATGGACATTTAATATTATTAAAAGACCAACAGAATTATTAGATAAAACAATACATAATATTAACGTTCAAGGGAAACGAGGTAATATTGCACAAGTTAGAAATTGTATTGAATATGATTTTGTTCCAAATACTTTAAATATTACAGAAGAAGATTATATCCACTTTCAATGGGTAGGCAGTGATTTTAATCCAAATGGTAATGATGGGGAAGGACGTGCTGGAACCGATAGAAGTAATTTAATTGAAATTGAATCACATAAACATAATATTCCATATGATGAAATGTTTTTTGATTATAATGTTTCTTATACATTAGCATCATTAAATCAACCAATTGATAATTCCAATGTATGTTATACATTTGATGAATTATATACATTAAATAAACGTAATGACCAACAATCTTTAAAAAACTGCGCATTACTTAATCAGGCAGAACCATACTTTAATATGAAGCCTATTAAAGTTCCTAAAAATGGAACATATAAATTAATGTCAAGTAGGAATAATAATTTTAGTAATAGAGGTCAAAAGTTAACACTATTAATAAAATCAATAAAAGAAGCATTTAATAATATACAAACAGGTCAAAGTAATAATGGTTCTGGTAATAATAATGTAGTTATTATACCGGTTGTGATAATTTGTTGTTTGGTATTGTTTATAATTTGTTATGTTACTATTAAATATATTAGAGATAAAGGAGGAGTTAAAAAAGTTAAATTAAATATCCAAAGAAATTTCAGTAGTGATATTTAAAAATACGTTTTATTATAGGTCCGCATTAATATATAAATGTAACAGAGGCATTTGAATTAATAGCACGTGTATTAAATCAGAATATATATATGTATTTATATAATACATTAAAAAAACAAAATATGTTATTACACTAGTATATGGCTGATTTTCAGTTGATATATTAATATAAATAATAAATATAATATTACATAAAATATCAAAGATTTTAAAAAAAAGGGTATCATTATATATAATATGATAGCATATGCCATTCATAAAAACAAGCAGGGGTATATATTTATACAAACAAGTTATTTGTTTCATTTGTTTCATTTGTTTTATAAATACTATCAAAAATGGAATTAATCCTAAACCACATATTATGTTCATATTACTATATAATAAGATTTTTATACTTTAATTGTATTTTTGTCACATTTGTTATAAATTAATAATTTGATATCGGATTTTTTAGTATTGTATAAAAGGTTTTTGTCATATAGTTTATCAACAAAGTCTTTTAATTTAGATACCTTTACATTATTTATATGTTCAACATTTTCATCTAAAATTTCTTCTAGGTCAATAACTCTATTATCAAGCAAGTCTTCTAATAGTTCTTCCTTTTTACAAGCAATAAATTTGTTTTGTTGTTCATCATATTTGTATGCATAGTCATCTTTTAGATTTGTTATAGCAATATTTTTAAATTGGGGATATTTTGGATTGAAATGAACGCATTCAATTAGTTTATCAAAAGAACCATAACAATGAGATAATATTTTTAATTTTTCTTTTTTTGATAAAGTTTCCATTATATTTTCATTTCCTAACTGCACTATATTTATATTAGTTATATTACAGTTATTCATTTGGTTATTTATTTTTTGTAGTGTTTTCGGGTGTATTTTACATTTTTTTATCATTACATCCATTATTTGCTTTTTAAAATTATCTAATTCATTTTGCATATTTTCTTTTAATTTTACATTTTCTAGTTTCAATAACTCATTTTCTTGTTTTAATTGTTTTTTATCAATATCATGATTTATTTTATTTTTACATCTATTTAAATTAATATGCCTATTTAGATTTGATTTTTTAGAAAACCATTTATTACAAAAACTACATTTGTTTATCTTGTTTGATTTAACCGGAGCCATAACGGAGTCATTTAGAGCCATAACGGAGTTATTTGGAGTTATTTGGGTTATATTAGTGTGAAATTTTTTATTATGATTCCGTAAACTTTGTCGGTGTTTATAGTTTTTAGAACATATATTACATGTGAATATTTTTGGTAAGTCCATATACTTCAATTAGATAATATTTGTTTATATATTCATTTTTATATACTTACAAATGTAAGTATTTTGTAAGTATTTTATACTTACTTTCACTGGAGAGAGAGGGAAAAATATAATTAAAGTAAATATTTTTAATTATATTTTCATACATTAATTACATTTGTGTCACATTTATTATAAATTAATAATTTGATATCGGATTTTTTAGTATTATATAAAGTTTCTTTATCATATAGTTTATCAATCAATTCTTTTAATTTAGAAACCTTTACGTTATTTATATGTTCAATATTTTCATCTAAAATTTCTTCTAGGTCAATAACTCTATTATCAAGCAGGTCTTCTAATAGTTCTTCCTTTTTACAAGCAATAAATTTGTTTTGTTGTTCATCATATTTGTATGCATAGTCATCTTTTAGATTTGTTATAGCGATATTTTTAAATTGGGGATATTTTGGATTGAAATGAACGCATTCAATTAGTTTATCAAAAGAACCATAACAATGAGATAATATTTTTAATTTTTCTTTTTTTGATAAAGTTTCCATTATATTTTCATTTCCTAACTGCACTATATTTATATTAGTTATATTACAGTTATTCATTTGGTTATTTATTTTTTGTAAAGTTTTAGGATGCATTTTACAATTCTTATTCATTAATTCTAACATCTGATTTTTAATTTCATTTACTTCATTTTCTAATTTAATACATTTTTCTTCTAGTTTTATATTAATGGTTTTTAAATCATTTTTACATTTATTTTGATGTCTATTTTTTGATTGGGGGAATTTATATTCTTTATTACAATATTTACATTTATATGAACATTGTGGTTTACCACCCTTATTTGTTATATCACTTTTAATGTTGTTTTTGGGTTCAATATTTTTGGAATAATGTTCATTTATGTTGTTTTTTGGTTCATTTGTTGAATGAAATTTTTTATTATGATTCCATAAACTTTGTCGGTGTTTATAGTTTTTAGAACATATATTACATGTGAATATTTTTGGTAAGTCCATATACTTCAATTAGATAATATTTGTTTATATATTCATTTTATATACTTACAAATGTAAGTATGTTGTAAGTAATTTATACTTACTTTCACTGAGGAGAGAGGGAAAAATATAATTAAAGTAAATATTTTTAATTATATTTTTATAAAAGTTCTTCTAGATATTTCCATTGTTTTTTATCTTTGTATTTTGGTGCTTTGAACTCAGAACCAACTAATATCATTTTTTTATTACATCGTGAACATATAGAGCTGTTTTGTATAAAAGTTTCTATATGTTTGCGTTTATCAGTTTGATTCTTTGGATATTCTATATACTACCATTAGGTAATATTTGCTTGAAGTTTTATTTATCTTATTCGAAATTTAACTGATTAAGATATTGTAAACACATTTTTTTATAATATTCTAAAGATTTTATTTTAACATTTTGTTTTTTGGCTGCATCATCATAATATCTAAGTTGTAAATACATATTAAATAGTTCTTCTTTTTCATATTCATTCGCTTCTTGAGGTGACATGATTCCACCTTGGTATCCCAATGTTATTCTACTAGCTTTAGATAATTTATTTATATATTCGGGATTTTTATAGGCTAAATATTTTTTAGTTATAACATGGTTTTGCATTAATAAAGGTATTTTTTCTGGGAATCCCAAATCTCTCAAAAAATCTGCCCCAATTTTTTCGTGATTTTTAATACCATAATTACCCATACTTATTTTATCAAATCCGATAAGATGTCCAATATCATGAAATAGACATGCTAATATCATTTCGATATCATATCCATCTTTTTCAGCTAACATTGCTGTCTGTACCATATGTTCTGTTTGAGTAATTGGTTCGCCTATATAATCTTTATTTCCATATTGAGCATATAAATAAAAAATCTGTTCAACTTTTTTTAAATTATTTTTGTGGATATCTTTATACAAGTCCATATATTACAATTAGATGAGATTTGATTAAATTTTTTTAGTCTTAGTATTTAAAAATTAAATAAAAATTGAACACAATACAATTTATATTTAATAACTATATTTGTTAATGGTTTTGATTAAAACATGTATTACAAAAAATTATAACAAGTTTGATATATTACATAATGATATCAAAAAATGGCTTGAAAAAAGACCTACATTTGAAGGTTTGATTATTAGAAATAATTTTGGTAATATATATTCAAATAATCAAACTTTTATTCCACATGAATTTAATGGCGAAATTGTATTTATTTCCGCTAAATCATTTATACAAAATAATTATAAATTGGGTAAATTTATAAGAAAATATGTTAGTCAGTTTTTATATGATATTTCATCAGTTGTATGTTTTGGTGGAGAATCTTATTTATATGCACTTACTAATAATAATGTAAAACATGTATGTCATTATACAAATAGTAATAGTATTTTTAGAGATTTTAGCTATAATATAAAAGTTAAGATGAAGCATTTTAGTAATGTAGATAATAATTTAATTAATTACAATAAATTATTTTTTGTTCCAAATTATGAATGTTGTATTTTGAATTTATCTAAATTAAATATACATGTCATAGAAGAAATTAATAAAATAAGTTTTAACAAAATTATAATTATTAATTGTCATCATGATGATTTTTGGAACAAAACAAAAAGATTGACTAATTATAAATTAACATGTAGAAAAAAGTTTATTTGTAACGATTTAAAATATTTTATAACAGTTAATGTATTTTATAGAAAAAATCTATTTATATCATTGGGAGCTAATTGTTCAGTTGCGTATAATTTAAATAAATGTGGAATGAGAACAAAAGCATATCCTTTTGATTGGTCTAATGTAAAAATAAATCAACTAATACATGTTTTGCAAACTAATTTTTTTGATTACAATTGTGTTGAAATCAAAAAACTATCAGATGTACATCCAAATTTTAAAACAAAAGCACAAGAATCTTATATTGTTAAAAATAATTATGGAATAACATTTGCTCATGAATTGTCTAATGTAAATGAATTAATTGAGTTTAAGACTAAACTTATTAGAAGAATTAATAGATTTCGAAATCTAAATAACCCTATATTTGTAAGATTAGAATTGGGTAAAGTTAACATTGAACTATATAATACGTTATATTCATTACTCAGCTTATATTTTGAAAAATTTAAACTTGTTGTGATTACAAAGGATAAATTATATCATTCTAACATTATATTTATTCAAAATAAGTGTGAATTTATTGATTGGAAATATTCTAATTTTAATTGGAGACAGTTATTTTATTTATAATTTATAGAACGTAGATGATAATATATAGAAAAATACAATACCTACAATTTCAATTAGTATATGAAATGGAAAGTTTTTATATTTTGATAACATATAATTACAATTATATTTTTCATTTAAGAATAAAATAATTACTGAAAATATTGTTGTTATAATATGGGGGACTTTGTTTGTAATAAATGTTGGTAAATAATTATAGTAATATATTATTAATGAAATAAAAATTAATGACTGTGTTGTTAAATAATATACGATACTTAATTTAAAAAGCGCATACAAGTCTAAAATTATAATAATTCCAATATATAACAGGAATAATAAGGAGGGAGATTTATTTGTTTGTTTATAAAAAATATAAAAAAATGTAAAATTAATAAGATATACTAATATATGTATTATGTTAATTTGAATATTTCCTGGTATATGAATACTATGTGAAAATGCATGAAACGCTTCAAATAATAAAAATAATAGTATTAACATAAAGCTCTTTCTGTTATTTGTTTTAGTTAAAAAATATAATATTATTATACAATTTAATATATTAACTAATGCAGAGTAAGGTTGTGCCATACCCATTTTATTAACCTTTTCACAAGTTGTAAAAGGAAATGTATATTCGTCCATTATTAATTTATATGATAATTTAATTATTTATTACAATAAAATTGAAAAAATATAAATTTATATAGTATTATATTATGTTTTAATTAAAGATGAATCGACTACCGTTGGAAATACTAGAACATATATTTTTACGATTATCATATAGCAATCATTTTATATTAAAAAATGTTTGCAGAACATGGTATCACGTAATACAAGCATGGCGTAACCGAAACAATTTTCCACAAGGATGTACTACGTCAATACGTGTTGTTTGTCAATCAGACACTTTGTTAGGTTGGGGAAGAATGATGGGATGCCCTTATAATACTTGGACATGTGCTAATGTTGCATATGTGGGAAATTTAGATTTACTAAAGAAAATATCAAGTGACGGATGTCCTTCTGATAAATGGACGTGTGCACTTGCTGCAAGAAAAGGTAATCTAGATATAATTAAATGGGCTCGCTCAAATTCAATTGTATGGGATTGTTATACATGTATGTATGCAAGTGTGGGAGGTTATTTGCATGTATTAAAATGGGCTCGAGAAAATAATTGTCCATGGACTTCTTGTGTAATAAATTGTGGTGCACGTTATGGTCATTTTAATTTGGTTAAATGGGCTATTGAAAATGGTTGTGAATTTGATAAAGGTAGTATTGATCAAGCGGCAATGAGTGGTAATCTAGATATAGTAAAATTATTATATAGTTATGGATGCATGGGAACTATGTGGACAATGTCTTGGGCAGCATATTCGGGTAAGATTGAAATTGTGCAATGGTTATGTGATAATGAGTATCAAACTGATACATGGACATGTGCATTTGCAGCACGCTATAATAAATTAGAATTATTAAAATGGTTACGGAAGAATAATCATCCGTGGGATGAATATACCGTTATTGAAGCTGCAATGAATGACAATGTGAATATAATTAAATGGGTTGTACAAAATGACTGTCAAAAAAATAGTATAACTAATATATCGACATTAGAGAAATGTATACAAGGTGCAGGATATTCTGAAATATTATTTTCAAAAATTGTTAATTATATAACAAAATATAAAACTTAGTTATAATATTTATAAATGACGGTGGTCAAGAAATTGATTATTTATATTTTCATTTATTAGGTGAGTATAGATTAGGTCATATGATTAATTTACTAAAGAATCGAAAAATAATTTATATATTGTATGTACTTTAATATTTAAAAAATAAATAAAATATTATAATAATGTTATCTTTTCTTAGACACAAAGTATATTCTTCGATATTTAATTTAGATAATTCGCTTTCTACTAGTCATGGGTTTCATGATATTTTAGAAAAAATCCCAAGTGAATCCTCTATCTTAGATGTTGGATGTGGGGATGGGATTTATTATATTAATCCAAAAGTAATTGATTTAATTAAGACCAAAAAAATAAAAATAAAAAGTATTGATATTGATTCTGGTGCAATTAAATATTGTAAAGAAAGAATAACAAAAAATAAACTTGAAGAGTACATTACGGTGGAAGCTATTGATTTAAGACTTATTATTGATAAATATGATTATGTATTATTTATGGAAAGTTTCCCTGTTATAGAATTGGATTTATTTGAACAATTATTAAAACATGCATCCACAATAACTCATAATATTTTTATGTATCACAATCTTGTTGAAGAAAAAAATATAACTATGAGTTTTTTAAAACCAAAACTTAAATATGTTAGTTTAGTTGATTTTGGAAGATTAACCAGTCTGACAGAATTTAAAAATTTACTTATAACATGGGGGTATGAAATAGAAAATACTAAAATAGAAATATTATTACAAAATAAACTAAAAAATGTATATTTTATTTTTAAATATATACCGGAATATTTTAATACTGATTTAAAACAATATTTAGTTTCCATTAATGTTTAGTTTGGAGATATATATTTGATACTTGTATGTAGGATCTGAAACGGGTTGAAAGTACTTTACACACTATTATATAATTATATTGTCAATACGATTATATAATTATATTACCATCCCTATACTTGTTATTCACGCCATGGTTATATCAGCATGTTGACTAATATTTTATTGTATTATTTACTTCCACAATAAAATATATATTTTTGTTTATTATCCTT